CTCTCCGGACAAGCCGCTGAATTGTGGCGCGCGTGTATGGATCGAAACCGACGCAACCGTCGCGGCGTTCAATGATGAAAAGGTGGTGATTACATGACAAAACAGGCAACACTAGTTGATCACGAAAGAATGATCTACAACATCACCAGCGTTTACCGTGACGCCGACGCAACACAATACAATGAAGGGCTTTTGTGGTACTCCGACGCACAGAGGGCGGCATATGTTATCGCGGAAAAATACGATATTGCAGTTTATATTGCTGTTGCGGTTATCGCTGCGCTTTCACCGAATAACAAATGGGCGCGGAATCTTGTCAACGCCGACGCTTTGATTGGTGCTTTTGTCAATGGTGACGGTCTTTTGTCGGTGAAAGTCTCGACCTACAACAAGATGAAACAAAAGGCATGGGACATCTTGGCGGCGCGTCCGGACTACGACGGCGCGAAGGTGATGCTCAAGGGGCAGAAGATCACGTCCTTTTTCATGGACATCATGGGCGAGTTCAACGTCACGATTGACGGCCATGCCCGGAACATCGCCTACGGTGAGCGCGTCGGCCTCACTGATGACCGGACAAACATTGGCGTCCGTGAATATCGCGCGTTGCAAGCTGCTTACCAAGAAGCCGCGCGGCGCGTCGGTCTCATGCCCTACCAGCTACAGGCGATCACTTGGCGCGTCTGGCGGGACCGGCACGGCATATCGTGACCAACTGGCTGACACTAACGGAGGTAACGGGGTGACACTAAAAGACACATTTTGGGGCTTGGCTGGATGTTTCTGCCTTCGGGGGCGGGGTGACGGGCTGGGCGACGGATGCGGCGAGTCGCGGGGCCGCATCCATCCACTGACGGCGGCGGCGGCAGAATTTCCTTCCGCAGCCGGAAAGATGTGGTAACTTGTAAGAGCTGGCCGGGCACGGTGTCCGGCACTATCACAGGAGAAAACAGCATGAACGACCTAACAACTATTCGCGCCTTCGAATCCGCTCAGACTTCTGGCCGGGATCATTTTGCCCGTCACACTGATATCCGCGACCTGTCATTATATGATCATTTCGGATCGGTGGAGCGGGTGCCGCTTGAAGCTTTGACGGTAACCCACGCCGGACGCGACGGGGTGGGCCTGATCGAAAACAAGCCGGTGAAACGCTTTCACGCTTTGATGAACTCAAAGACGAAGCAGCTTCTGGACGTTCGGCCTATCGGCAAGAGCTATGCCCTTGTGAATCATGGGCCAGTGTTTGAGAAGCAGGCAGAGCAGCTTGCCAGCTCTAGCTTGCCGCTCGGCAATGTCGAAGTACTGGATCGGGTTTACGATGCCGGAGCACGAGCGCATCGAACTGTCATCTTTCACGACTTGCGGCAGGAGACGGTAAATCGCGGCGGCAAGCCTGACACGGTCCGGTGCCGCATGGACATCTTCAACAGCGTTGATATGAGCTGGGCCTTTCAGATATTCAGCGGAGCCTATCGCGACCTGTGCCGGAACACTTTGGTGTTTGGTGGTGAGAAGGCATATCACCAGCGCAAGATTCACAAAGGCACCCTGTCGCCCGATGCTATGATAGCAAAGGCCACGATGGGGCTTGAGATGTGGGACCAGCAGCGGGACCAGATGGAACGCTGGAAGCAGACGGGAATGACCCCGCGCCAGTTTGGGGACATCCTCAAGGAGACGATCTGCTACAAGAAAAACCTCGCCTCGAAGGTGATGGTTGACGACGAGCAGCTCACGGTACACCAGAACAAGCTTAATTGGTTGTTGGAGCGGTTCGGAGAAGAGCGGAATGAGCTGGGGGAGACGATGTGGGGAGCTTACAACGCCCTGACACATTATGCCACGCACCTTCCGCTCACCAACAAAGCCGGACGTAATGAGCTAAAGATCGCCAAGCGCAACGACGAAGTGCGCAGCGTGATCCAGTCTCCAAGCTGGCAGTATCTCGAAGGAGTGGCAGCTTGAACTTGCTCAAGGGATTGTTGATAGTCTACAAAAGCCTGATCGTGATCGCGGTGATCATGATCCTTGTCTACCTACTGCAAGCGTGAAGAGGAGAAAAAACGATGCAGATCAAGAACGAAACGAAGAAAGCATTTCAGCGTGTCATGGACCTTATCGAGCGGGACGTCCGTGCCGACGAGCGGCAGCGGATCATCGACGCGCTCGGCAGCGGAACGACCAGCGGCACCGGCAACTTGCACGAGCGCAGGGTGCGGCAGGTTGTGAATGATGTGGTTCTTTGCTCAACACATATGAAGCTTGTCGCAGAATTGCGCCGGGGTTTCCAAGCTGTGCCGACGCTAGCCGGTAACATTGGTGTGAAGAAGCGGAGTGTCTATCACTATCTGTCGGGGTTGCGGAAGGCTGGCTATAATGTCGAAGAGCGCAACGTCGGGAGCCGCGCCGGACGGTATCGGAAGGTTTTTCGCATTGCGTCCTAACCGATAATCGCATACCTTTTTGGGGCTGGGGGCTTTTCCCCGGCCCTTTTCGCATCTTAACCACAGGAGAAAATCAGATGCTTATCACTTCCGCAGATATCTTTATCGCCCAAAGCCGCGCTTCGACTGGCGGCACAATTCGGATCGATCGGACTACGCTTGTTAACGATGACATGCTCAAGATCAAATTTGTTGAAGAGGGGAAGATCGTTCTTGAGATCACGGCCTTGCTTGATCACGGGCAGCTCATCGAGGGTGACGTGTTGCCGCCTATCGTTGAATCGGAAGACGGCCTGCAACAGTTTATCGCCGAGTTTAAGCCGGGGTTGTCTGACTGATGTTTGCTATCATCCTTTCCGCTTGTGTTATGACCTACTCCGACGGGTGGCCCGTCCATGATCGGTGCCTTGAATCGGAGTGGTTGGAGTATCGTTATGTTTCGGAGACGAATTGTCGCCGGGCAGCTCATCGGGAGAAGCACCGCCTCGAAGACATGTTAGAGGCAGAGCACAAGGTGGCATTCGTCACTGCGACGTGCTGGTGGGTTGGGAATAATTAACCGCCTTAAATCCTCCGCAGACTTGGCCCCGTCACTAGCTGGCGGGGTTCTTTTTTGCGCATCGTTCGGAAATATGCCGCGTCGGTTGTTATCGTTTGATAATTCGCTCAGCTTGTTGTTCGGGAGTGCTGTCGATTTTCACCGCCATGTCTACCCTTTTATATATCCGGCATGGCAAACCAAGCCTCACGGGTGCGGGTGTCAGGCCCGATGCTATATGCCGCCGGGTTCAATCCGGGAAGATTGCCGGGTGCTATGGGCGGGGGATTCCTCGGTGATCGCCGATGGTTGTCCCCAAAAAAAACTTAATAAATACAACGCGCGGGTGCACGCGAGCGCCAGTGGGGGTCCCCCGGCTATGGCTAGCAATACCCCCCTCAATTTTATTTTTTTTAAGTTTTCGGGGTGTTTATGCAGCGGAGGGGCAGCGGAGTCACTATCGGGGATGCAGCGGAGTCACTATATGGGATATAGCGGGGGTGCGGGGGAACCTATATATTTCCCCGGCGGGCTTAGGCCCAGTGTACAGTCACATTTCGCACTTGTCAACAAAAAAAGTTGACACCCTCATAACCGGCTGTTATACTTATGTTGTGGGTCTCAGCCGGTTTGTCACACCGGCCCACGTAATCAAGCGAATATCGGAAGACAAAGCTGGGACTCACCCTCTCTATCGAAGGGAAATCCCATGCTAACAGCAATAGTAACCGCGTGTATGCTCATGCCCGGTCCGAAATGCCTCCAATTCGAGGATACGATGGGTCCGTACCGCACAGAAGAAGAGTGTGTCGCTCGAATCGTCGAGATGATCGGTAACATTCGCGAAATATCTCCGAACCTCTCCGTCGTATCGACGTCATGCACCCCAAAAAACCAAATTTCGGCATAAAAAGATGAACTTACTCCCTCAACAACCGAAAAAAGAGCGTGAACTCACCGAAAAACAGCAACAATTCCTCGATTTGCTGTTCGAAAACGGTGGACAGGTCACCCAAGCAGCCGTAGATGCGGGTTATTCCCGTGGCTCCGCTGCGTGGCTCCGTAAAAACCTCGCCGAAGAGATTGTCGAGCGGACAAAGGACGTCCTTTCCGTCAACGCGCTCCGTGCAGCGAACCGTCTCGTCCATTCCATAGACAACCCCGCCCCCGAACGCGGAGACGATTTGCGCCTCAAAGCAGCGGAGTCGCTATTGAACCGTGTCGGGGTCAAAGCTCCGGAACAAGTGAACCACAACGTCACTGCGATGCACGGTGTCGTCCTCCTCCCCCCGAAGAGTGAAGTCATAATCGATGGCTGAAGAGGCTCCGAAGAGGCGGGGACGACCTAAAAAAGACCCGAATGCGCCGAAATCCACATATAACATTTCTACGCAAGAGCGTGCTAGACGCGCAGCGCAGAAGAAACTTCGTGCGGCCAAGAAAAGAGCAGAGAAATCAACCAAAGCAGCAGAGGACAAGCGCAGATATGCTCGAAAAGTTGAAGAGAAAATTGGAAAAGTCGAAAAAGCTCTTGTTGGAGACGGGTCCGCCACAGTCGATCTTGGGGATTTGGATGCTCTACCAGACGCAGTATCGGAGCTTGTCGGAGAGAGTGAGGTCGTTTTTCAGCCGAATGATGGACCGCAAACGGACTTTCTCAGCGCGGGTGAAAGAGATGTACTCTACGGCGGGGCTGCAGGTGGTGGAAAAAGTTTTGCACTTCTTGCTGATCCGCTACGTTATTGTCACAATCCTAATCATCGTGGCCTTCTTCTCCGCCGTACGTTGGATGAACTTACCGAGCTGATCGACAAGTCGCGGCAGCTCTATCCGAAAGCATTCCCCGGTGCTAAGTTTCGTGAGTCGAAGTCCACGTGGGTTTTCCCCTCTGGTGCGACGATATGGTTCACCTATCTCGACAAAGATAAAGACGTCACCCGCTTTCAAGGTCAAGCGTTCAACTGGATCGGAATCGATGAGATCACCCAATATCCTACGCCCTACGTTTGGGATTACCTCCGTTCTCGCCTTCGTTCTACTGATCCTGAACTCCAGCAACACCTGTACATGCGCTGCACAGCCAACCCCGGAGGAGTGGGTGGTTGGTGGGTCAAGAAGACCTACATCGACGACATCGAACCTAACAAACCATTCCCTGCTTTTGACATAGAGACAGAGAAACCATTTTTGTGGCCCCCCGGCCACGAGAAAGCAGGTCAGCCCTTGTTCTACCGCAAATTTATACCAGCAAGGCTGACTGACAATCCCTACCTGATGGCAGACGGCCAATACGAGGCGATGCTCAGGTCGCTCCCGGAAGTCGAGCGGAAGAGACTTCTCGAAGGGGATTGGGACGTGGCGGAGGGAGCGGCCTTCCCCGAATTCTCACGTGTGCGTCATGTGGTCGAACCGTACGACTTGCCGACCAACTGGCCTCGCATCCGTGCAGCGGACTACGGGTACGCCGCTCCGTCGTGTGTCCTTTGGGGTGCTATCGACTGGGACAATAACATCTGGATATACAGAGAATTATATCAAAAGCACTTGACAGCAGAAGAATTAGCCGATAGAATAATGGAAGCGGAACAACTCGATCCGCAACCACACTACACAGTTCTCGACTCGTCGTGCTGGAATAAGACAGGTTTCGGCCCGTCAATCGCAGAAGTCATGATGCGTCAAGGTGTCCGTTGGACTCCCTCAGACCGCAATCGTTTACAAGGCAAGATGGAGGTTCACCGACGGCTAGCAGACGAGCCGTACAGCGGCGAGCCTCGTTTGCGCATTTTCTCTTCTTGTCAAAACATTATTAAGCAGCTCGCTGGCATACCTCTCTCCAAGTCGAACAGCGAAGACGTGGATACGAAGTCAGAGGATCACGCATACGACGCTCTGCGCTACATGCTGATGACACGAATTACTGGTTACGCATCTATACACCAACAACTCGGCGCAATCAAGAACCACGTTCACAAAGTCCAAGACGAAGTATTCGGATATTAAATGGCAGAAGAGGCAACACCGAAGCCGCAGAGGCTCACGTCTAAGCAGCGAAAGGCTCTCACCCTGCGTGAGCTTTTTGCGTACGAGGCGAGCCAGAAGGGCAAGAGCGTAAAAGACGACGTAGCTCGTATGCTTCGTCAGCTCGACGGAATGACGGACAGGCAGACCGGACAGCCTATTCTCGATCTTGTTGTCGAAGATATGGATGTCGGTCAGGTCATCGGAGACCTCATCTCAGAGGGTCCGTTCCGTGATGCGGACCTCGAATCTACTGCTCGTCGATCTCATCACGCGCTTGAACACCATGTTCTCCGGTGCAGGATACGGACAGGGCCACGTCAAAAACGAGACGGCTGCGTATCTCGGAGAAGACACGTTCCTCGAAGAGTCAGGTTGGCGCTTCAAGCGAGCAAGAAAGATTCCGACAGAGTTCCAGCCTGATGTCTATCAGCAAGCTAAAGCATTTTTAAGCGACAAGGACATTCCCTACGAAGTTCGTCTACAAGTCGGCGGACATCTTCTCGGAGGCTTTCGCCCAGAGAACATCGGAGACTTCAAGGTCAGCGGATACGACCGCAAGAACGGCCTGATGACTTTCTACGATGCGAAATCTAAAAAGAACAAGGTTGTCATCCTAAATCCCCTAGCTATCGACGTCATCGATGAAGCTATCCGCATTCAGGGCGACAACATCGGAAAAGACGGTAAAATTTTTCCGAACAAAGACAAGAATCAGCGCATCGCAAACGACTTTCTTCGCGAGCGTTTCGATCAGGTGATGTTCATCCGCCCCGACGGATCGATCACCCCAGAAGATTTTACAGTCTACAAGTTTCGTAATATGCACGAAACTCTCTTGACAGACTTAGGTCTTTCTAAAGACGACATAAACTTCCTCAACGGAAGAAAGAACGCAGACGAAGCTGCAGGATACGTCGCAGAGGCTGCTCGTAGACGCCGCATCGACGATGCAAATAGGCGCATCGTCGGTATGATCTCCGGATATATGGGGAACACAAGCACCTCTCAGCTTGGTCTTGACATCGGACTCCCCCTGAGTGACAAGACAAAAAGTGTCGTTGTCAGTGCTGATCTTCTCACTACACCGGAATACGTAGCCGCTCTCCCGAACAAAGACAGGTTCATCTCAGCAGTCGAGCCTGACTTCGGAACAGGGGTACACGCCCCGGATGCTGTCCCGAAAGCAGACCCCGAAGCAGCGGCACAGTACAACGCAGAGCAGATGGCCGCGAGTAGGGCGCGTGAAGAGGGCTTTCTTCTCACTGCTGCTGAAAGGAAGAAAGAGCGACTAGCTGTCGAGTCTAAACTAGAAGAGATCGATGAAGAGGCCGAACGGGAAAAGGCTCGCAAACGCTTCGAAAAACAGCAGATTCAAAAAGACGAGACTGCAAAGTTAAAGGGCAATCTCGACGTCAGTGACGAAATCTCGGAGGAGGGAAAGAGTCTTTTTAACAGGCTCGGCCTCAAGCCGACGTGGGAAGCCACAGAAAAAGCACCTGAGCCTAAGCCTAAACCCGGCGGAAAGATCGCAAAAATTGTCGGTGGAGCGGCTCTCGTTGAAACTGCCCGACAGTTTATAGGTGATCCTCTCGGTACGACTGCAGCACTTGCAGCAGAAGTCGGACTAGAAAAAGTCGCAGGTGCGGGTGCTGGCACTGCGCTGTCGGTAGCACTGACACCCAGTAGAAGTGCGGGACCAGAACTGACTCAGCCCACACCTCCTCCTAGAATGGCCGAAGACCCATACCCCGGACAGCCCGAATATCAGTCTTTCCGTACGATGAGAGAAACGGCTATGGAGCCAGCTCTCGACGAAAGTACAGAAGAGATGGAACGCATCGCCACAGAAGATGCAGGGTTTATGACCCGAAACAGAGACTAAGAAACAACTCTAGCTTAGAGGGAGATACCAATGGCTGGGAACAACTACAATTTTGGTGACGCATACATCATGAACTCTGATCAGACCTCTGTAGACGATCAGATGGGTGCCGACAAGCCCTATCGTGAAGGTCTTGAGTTCGACACTCGCGCCCAAACTGGTGTTCTGACGGAAGACATGCCGAAGAAGCAGACTAAAACTGCTGTCGATCCGTCCGTCATGAAAATGGCCGACGAACGCGACTACTAAGAGCATACGATGTCTGAAGACTATCTGCAACCTGAAGATGATACTGGTGTACCGCTCCTAAATCCAGCGGATCAGATGCCGGGTCTCGCAGGGTATGTGAAGGCACGTTTTGAAGACGCGGAGAATGGACGTTTCGCCTACGAACAACGCTGGCTGCAAGCGTACAAGAACTTTCGCGGCATCTACGATTCGACTACGCAATATCGTGACTCTGAGCGGTCCAAAGTCTTTATTAAAATTACAAAGACTAAGGTTCTTGCCGCTTACGGGCAGATTGTAGATATCCTCTTCGCTAACAAGCGGTTTCCGATTGTTGTAGAGTCCTCTCCGATGCCAGAAGGTATCGCTGAGTTCGCTCACATGAAGACTCCGCTCGATCAGCAAGATCAGCCTGTTGACCCCTACGGTTTCGTAGGTGACGGACGCGAGATGCTTCCCGGTGCACTGGGTGCGACAGCGCCTAATATGGGTGCTTACGGCAAACAGTTCGAGGGAGTAATTGCTCCCGGCAAGGCAAAGGTGGGTGAGCCGCAGATCGAACCTGCCAAAGAGCAAGCTCGTCGGATGGAAAAGTGCATTCACGACCAGCTTCTCGATACGAACGCTGTCAATGTTTTCAGAAAAGCAATTTTCGAGTCAGCCCTTTTAGGAACGGGTGTCGTCAAAGGCCCGTTCAACTTCTATAAGCGTATTCACCGGTGGGAGAAGGGGGATGAAGGTCGTCAATATTCTCCATATGAGAAGACCGTCCCGCGTATAGAATCAGTGTCTATTTGGGATTTCTTCCCTGACCCCTCCGGTACAAGCATCGAAGACTGTGAGTACGTCATCCAGCGTCACCGGATGAATCGCCAGCAGCTTCGCGGTCTCATCTCCCGACCGTATTTCGAAGCGGAAGCTATCGAGAACTGCCTCGCAAAAGGTCCGAACTACTCAGATAAATACTACGAAGACACCATCCGCGAGGATGAAACTGAGGCGTACTATCAAGAGAACAGGTTCGAGGTGCTTGAATATTGGGGTACTCTCGACGCTAAGATGGCTCAAGAGGCCGGTCTCGAAGGTGCAGAGGAGTTGGGCGGCTTCGAACAGGTTCAGGTCAACGTCTGGGTCTGTGGACACCAAATCATTCGCTGCGTAGCAAACCCCTTCACTCCGGCTCGCATCCCCTTCCAAGCGTTTCCATTCGAGATCAACCCCTATCAGCTCTGGGGTGTCGGTGTCGCTGAGAACATGGAAGACGCGCAGATGTTAATGAACGGCCACGTACGAATGGCTATTGACAATCTCGCTTTGGCTGGTAACCTAGTATTTGATGTCGATGAAGCGTCCCTCGTTCCCGGACAGAACATGGACATCTTCCCCGGTAAGATTTTCCGTCGTCAATCCGGTGTGACGGGTACAGCCATCAACGGCCTCAAGTTCCCGAACACGGCTCCTGAAAACATTCAGATGTATCAGATCAGCCGTCAGCTCGCAGACGAAGAGACGGGCATCCCCTCGATTATGCACGGTCAGACAGGTGTCACCGGCACCGGACGGACAGCTTCGGGCCTGTCTATGCTGCTCGGCTCTGCCGGTTTGTCGATGAAGACGGTAATCAAGAATATCGACGACTATCTTTTGAAGCCGGTCGGTGAGGCGTATTTCCAGTGGAACATGCAGTTCAACGAAGACGTCGAAGATATCGAAGGTGACTTGGAGATCAAACCGCGAGGCGTAGCAGCGGTGATGCAAAAAGAGGTACGCAGTCAAAGACTGACCGCCCTCCTGCAGACAGTGGCGAACCCTATGCTCGCGCCGTTCGTCAAGATTCCAAACCTGATGAAAGAGCTGGCTATTACGCAGGACATCGATCCGGATAGCCTTGTCAACGACGCTAACGAGGCGCAGCTCTACTCCGAAATGCTGAAAGGGATGATGCAAAATGCTCAACAAGCCGCAGGCGCAGCTACTGGCCCCGCTGCTCAACAACAAGGAATGGCCCCGAATGGAGGAGTACCTAGCGGAGCTGCGGGAACTGACGGTGCGGGGTCTGGCAACGGCACAATCGGAGTCGGAACTGCGCCAAGCGCAGGGGAAGCTGGTTTTACTGGAAACGCTCCTCAAATTGAAGAGTAATTATGAAGCAGTGGTAAAGAACGATGGCTGAAAACGACGACAATACTACAGATTCTTTTTACGGCGGGGTCACCTCTGGTCAAGAGAAGGTAAGTGTCGAAGATTATCAAAGCGGATACTTCAATCCGTTCTATCAGACACTCGACACATCTGGCATTCAAGTTGCTACCATCGACGAAGGCGAAGACGAAGAAGACACGACAGCCGCGTCGAACATCTTAGACCCTGTTGGTGATGACAACACCGTCCTAGACGTGTTTCGTACGACTTCAGACCCATCACAAATGGGTTTGGGAACGGTCTTCGGGACTGAAGATGCCGCCACATACATAAACAATTACAACGCATCCGCTAACAAAGACAAGAGCGGTGACCTGTTCTCGGCTGAAAACCTAGAAGCAGCCGGGGGCGTTCCTGCTGCGGTAGCCACTTTAGCTACGGGCTTGCCTATCTCCGGCTTAGCTGCAGGTATGAGCGCCCTCGTCAAAAAAGAGCACCGAAAGAACGCTGCTGCAATCGTTGCCAGTGGCAACGCAACCGGCGATATGTTCACTTTCAATGGTCAAACCGTTAGCCGCGCACCCGGAAGCAAGATTTTTAGCGGTAACTTGGGCGGTCTTAGTCAAGGAGACATGTACCGAAGCCGAGAGATTTCAAAGGGTTTCATACCCGATACGATGACTGAGATGGGGCCACTAGACCCTAAAATTAGTCCCGGACCACAGGGCATACCACAAGCTACGGGCTTAGCTGGCGTAACCCGCATCGACGGCGCTATCATGGATGCCTTCGGAACAACTCACACCGGACAACGAGATGAGGGCGGTCACATGATGACTTCTGCGTCTCAAGCCCAAGCCTTGCGGGAACAAGAGTTCCGTGACGCAGCCAAACGTCAAGGAGTTGACATCTCCGGATTGAAGGGGATGGACTTCACTATGGCAGCGGTAGATTACAAAAAGTCTGTCGATAAGAACATGAGAGCGCAAGATTATCACGGCGGGTTCTTTCACAAAACAAGTAACATGACTGCCGCGCAGAACAATCAAGCTCTTAAAGACAGGATTAACTTTGGCAACACCTCTATCAAGGACGTAGCAAATAAGTACAATTTGCCGGGGGGTTCACAGCCTTCACAACCTTCACAGACTTTCGTGCAAACCTCTATGCCTCAATCAGAAGCGGCAGCAAAAGACTCGGACAGAGATGATGATCGCCCGACCTTTAGAGACAGCCGGGGGCAGCGCGAGAGTGTTACCATCACAGCAGAAAATGTGAGCAGACACAAAGAGTTTGAGAATCAGTACGACGAAGATGATTTCATCGATGAGTCTGGTCGATTTACAGAGGGTTTCGGAAAAGACGACAGTGACTCTGGCGACAAA